GGAATAGGTCAGCATCATTACCACTGATATTAGGTGCTGCAATTGGTGTAATACGATCTGGTATTAAATCTTCATCCCCACGTATCATTGCCTCTTCTTCTGCTGTTAAAGCATTTAAATCAGTTTCAGATGTGGTGAATGATGGCATTTTAAAATCATCAGGGAAGAAGGAAGATTTAAGAAGATTCCCCATCTTCTCCATATCAAAAAATGCTCCCAGATCAGGAAGACTTTCTATCCTTGCACCAAGTCCCTTTCCTTGAAGAGGACCAATTAATGGGAACATTAAACCAAGTGTTGTCTGTAGACCACCCCCTGCAGGAATTTTTTTCTCTGGAAAATTATCAATCAATCTTTTTGCACCACCACTTAAAAATTCCCACCCCTGTTTTCCCATGTCAAGTGCTTTTGTAAAATCATCACTGATTCTCTTTTGAAACGCCTTTACACCACCACCCATTAATAATGTATAAAGTAAAGAACCACCATACTCCCCCAACATACCACCAACCAATGTACCAAGAATTGGAATAGGTATCAATGTGCCAATAATCTCACCTGCTGCTGTTCCCAATGCTTTAAATATTGATTCTCCTACACTTACATCAGGGTCAAGTAAATTTACACCAAGTACAAGGAGTGGTCCAAGAATTGGAATCTTTACTTTACTTAATGGACCCTTTAATCTTTTCAAAAATGGTGCTGCACCTGCCACCTCTTGTGCCCCCTTACCACCCAAAAGTTTTTTAAGGAATGGACTTACTTTACCTTTAACAGCACTTGCTACTTGTCTTCCTTTATCAACACCCTTAGTTAATAATTGTGCTCCTCCTTTGGCAATGTCTTTACCTCTTGATAATATTGGTGCTGCTGCTTTTTTAGCAGACCTTATTCCAAGTCTTGTATCAAAAGCCATTTCAACTGCCTTATTACCAAGTCTTGTTCTTGCTAATCTACTACCAAGACGACCTAATGGAGACACTATTGCCTTCTGAAATAGTTTACCACCTGCTGATCTGAGTCTACTAAGAGGTGCTGTTTTTCTTAAAAAGTTTGCTAGTTCTTTAGCAGCTCTTGCACCACGAACTAGACCTCTACCTGTTATTGCAGCTAAATCTTTTATTCTTTTTAATGCTGCTGCACCAAAATCAAATAGAGCATTACCAAGCACTCTTAATCCAGCACCAATCAAAGAACCACCTTTTCTTAATACTGATGAAAATAATTTAAAAAATCCCTTGAATCCTGCGCTAACAATTTTGAGTGGTGCTTTAATAGCACCTGTAACAAAGGTTTTAAGACCCCTGCCTGCAAATCTAAATGCTAGCAGCATTGCCTTCAGACCAGAAAATATAAGATGAGCATTTTTTCTGAGTGTGTTGAATGCTCTGACTATTGCTTTAAAACTTTTTAAAAGGAATAATAAAAGACCACCAATAAGTATGTTGGATATAAATCCCATAAAGTCAAATGCTTTACTAGCACTTGATATAACACCAGAGGCAACACTCCCTGCTTTCTTACCACCCTCAAGTAGTTGTTCTCTTCTTGACCTTCTTAATTTTGCTGCTGCTTCTTTCTTATTTTTTCTCTCCTCAAGTTCTTTCTTATATTGACCCTTGAGTGCATCATCAATTGAACCAGACAGTTTGTTAATATTATTAAGTTGAGTATTGATTTTATCAAATCCTATCTTACCAGCAGTAGATTCTTGATTTGGTTTTTTTACTCTAACAGGTGCTGATGATTTTACCATGGCAGAAACACCACCACCACTCATTGCTTTTACTAAAGCACCACCTTTACTTGTTGATGACTGTTGAGTAGCAGTGCCTCTTCTATTCTTTCTATCTTTCCTATCACTTAAAAATTTCTTTGCTTTATTACTAGCAATACTTTTTGCTTTACCCATAAGCGCTTTTTTAGCGCCTGCCTTTACACCAGCACTTAATAAACCTTTTGCAGCAGGAAGAAGAAGTGGTAATGCCATATTATCCTACCAAACTATAGATTGATTTGATAATAAGAGTTTCAGTATTTAAGTCATCTTGTGATGAGAACTGAGGAACTCCTGCTGTACCATTTGCATTTCCAGCAAGTGATGTTGGTGTTGCACCTTTTGGTACAATTGGACCACCAGAAGTATTTGGACCCATGAAAATACTATTATCAACCATTCTAGGACCTGGTGCTTGTCTAGGTTGAGATGTTGTAATGGTAGCAGTAGATGCACCCCCAGTTTCAACAGGTGATTTAGTAGCAGAAGAGGATGCTATCTGTATCTTATCAAAATCAGACTTTGCAAGATTGTATATGTTTGCTTGACCTCTCAACTCTCTTGTGACTGTTACCCCATCAACCTTATCTCCCACTGCACTCATAAGAATCTTTTGTCTTGATTCTTTGCCCATGGCAGTAAGTAAAGTAAAGTTTGCAGAACTAACACCCTCTGGTCTAGTGAATGTGTCTCCTGAAGCAGCACCTCCACCACCACCTAGGAAACTTCTGATTTTTGATCTCATCTTATTACCACCATCAGATTTGACCTGCTGTGTGCTATAAAATCCACCAGGATGTGGGGAATATGGGGGTGGTTTTAAGGTATCTAAATCCCATCTTTGAACAGGGGGTTTGAGTGATCCACTCTTAACTGCTTGTCTCTCCCACTCACCATGAGTCATCACATTCTTATTGACATCAGCAGCAGTCTGACCATATGCCCTCATCAAACCTGCTGCCTCCTTTGCCATAGCATTAGTTTGAGCAGTTGTAAGAGGATTCTCTTTCCATCCCTTACGCTCATCATAATATGAATTGCTCATTCCTCTATGACCCATGGCAGCAGCAGCAATTCCTATGGAATCTGTGTTAAAACCACCAGTGTGTGAATTTTTATCAATTCCATAGTTAACCATTGGATTCAAGGGTTTGCCACTTCCACTAAAAATCTGATGATATTTGCTAGATGGACTATTATGGAAACCACCACTCCAATGTAAGAATATCTTTCTATTTTTTGGATCTCTTGGTGAACCTGCTGTGCCACCTACTAATCCTCCACCAGAGAATCCCTGAATATTATTAGTCATTCTAGGAATGTTACTACCTCCACCAGCAGCATTCATTGCTAATAGATTACCAGCACCAAACTTATTCACTGCTCCTCTACTCATAACAATCTCACCAGGTTGAGCAGCAATCAACTGTGTATCTGCACCAGCACCTGTTATGCGAGAATTTGAGTTATAAATTACCTGACCACCCTGATAAGTCTGCTGCACAGGGGGTGCTTGATCTTGGTTTTCAGGTCTCACTTTAAAAGGATCATACATTGGAATCTCAGGTATCTTAGGAATTTCCAATGAGGGTGGTTGATCTGATATATTTTCAAGTGGTTCTTGTCCAAAGAGTTTTAGAACATCATTAATTCTATCTTCAATAAAATTCAGTGATGAGTGAATTGGTTTTAGAACAAAATCATTTATTGGACTCAGTACAAATTCATTGAATCCATCTATGAAATTATTGATTCCTCTTATAATACCATTGAAAAATTCTAATACTTTATTAAACGCATCAATCAATGGTTGTAAGAATTTCTTTGGATCCTTTAAAACATTTAACAAGAATAAAAGTGCCCCACCAAGCAATATATTTTTTATGAAATCCATTAAGAAGTCAAAGATTCCTTTAACAGGTTTAACAACTTTCTCAGTTATTTTCTTATCTTCTTTTTGTGATTTACTCTCTAACAGTTTTTCTCTACTAACTCTTTTTTGTTGTACCTTTAATGCGTCTTCTTCTTTATCTTCTTTCTTATCAAGTTTTGCTTGCTTCTTCAGAGTGTCTAATATACTTTGCAGGTTCTCATCAAGGTCAGTAAGTTTAAGTGATACTTCATCAATACCTTTTTTTAGTTCTTCATTATCAACACCCTCCTCCTGTTGAGGTTCAGCAGTTCCTGGAAGTAAAAGTTGTGGTTTAACCTTTTCTTTTTTCTCACTACTTGTTGTTGCTGCTGCAGTAATAAATTTTTGTGATGATATTTTTTTAGCAGCATCATTAGATTTTTCTGCAATTTTCTTTGCTGCTTTTTCTTGCTCTTTAAAAAATTTCTTTGCGTCAATCTTAGGTTTTGCCTGACTTCCAGGTATGTTTATCTTCTTTATTCTTACAAATTCTTTTGTTAGAACTTCTGTGTCACCACTATCTGCATCGCTGCCGCCCATTCTAGCAGCAGCAATCTTCTCTCTGATTAGTGTCTTATATGTACCAAAATCAATATCACTTCCATCAACGATGCCAAGATAATCACGCAAGATACCCTGATTAACTTCCTTGTTTACGTTAGTTTGGGTAGTTGCCATTACTTTCTCTTTGCTTTTTCCTCTTCTTCTTTGAGGTGTTGCTCAAGTAGAATAGTATAAACTTCCCTCTCCCAAGGGATCATATTTTCAATCTCAGTCAATGAGTATTTATGGTACTGCATCAAAGAAAAATTTAGTTTATAGTATGACATCATATCCATGTGTGCCATACCTATGCGAAAAAACTTGACAGTCCCTCCAGAGTAACTTTACTCTTTTTCTTTGTCTTTGGATTCTTCACATCAATAGTATGAGATAGTTTAGGCATTGTACTGAAGAACTTTTCAATCTCCTTGAATTGTGATGAGTTTAATTGTTCAAGGAATTCTTTTACCTCTTGTTCACTTACATCACTTGTAGACCAAACTTCTTCATTATCATAAATTTTATCAATGCAAGATCCAATGACTTCAAATGATTGATCAATATCTGGATTTTCAAATTCAAAATTATTTTTAATAAATTGATCAAGAGATGGATATTTCATATCCATAAAGTAAGTATCATCAAGTTTAACAGTCTTTGTATGATTTTCCTGTGTAACTACTTGAATATCATCAAGGTTAATACTAACTTTAACCTCTGTTTCACCATCATCAGGACAAATAATATTTACATCTACAACCTCTCCTACAGACTTACCTCTAATATTCAAGAAGAGATATTCAATATCAAAAGTAGGAAGTGTGTCTACCTTAATTTCTTTTGTCAGAATACAATCTGAAATTACTGCTCTAATTGCAGAGGTAATTTGTTGTGAGTCCTCAGACTCAAGAGCGATGACAAGCAGTTTTTCTTCCTTTACAAGAAAAGGTCTGTATTGAATTTTTTTTCCTGTAGAAGGCAACTCCAACTCAAAAGTTGGTGTAACAATTTTTGGTAAAGGCATAATGTCCTATGATGAAGTCAGTGTAATATTTAGGCAATACCTTGAGAGGATAAACTAAGTCCTCCTTGTTGATTCAAGAAATTAAGAGCCTGTAAATTAGTATTAGGATTGGTTACTGGAGGTTGTGATGTAGATGAACCAGGATCATATGGTTCTGTTATATATCTGACAAAGGTAAAATTGACTGTAAGTTTAAGAAGGTCAGTTGCACCATAACTTATATCCATTGGATTCATTGCAATTGGATAACCCTCAATCATTGTGTATTTGATACTTTGGTTTACTGTTGCATCTCTCTCAAATTTAAATAATTCAAGGACGTTTTCTTTTCTATATCCATTATTACCGTCAGGATAACTCATTCTAAAACCATTTGCAACTCTTGAATAATTACCTCTTCTATTGGTTGTGTTTTTACCAGCAATATAATCCATCCATCCTTCAAAAAAATGAAGAGTTTTATACTCAGAATCAACTATCATTGATACTGCCATTTGATCATCATACATTCTTCTATATGCCATCTTTTCAGTAACACCCATAAAATCAGAAGTTACATCATGAGTGGCAAAAGATGATCCAGGAATAGTGGCATCAGTGCAAGCTATATTGATTCTTTCTTCAAGATTTTGGTCAATTAAAATACCTTTTGTTTGTTGAATATGTGATCTAACAGAATTAGGCAAATTAATTTTCAACAAAAATTGAGAAGTTGTTGCTGCATGCATCAACTTTGTAATTAAATCTGTTGTGGAATATTTTGTTATACCAGCACTAGATGGAGTGGGCATCTATAAATAAACTTGATTACTATACTATGTAGGCAAAAAGTGGGACAATCCTTGAAAACAAAGTATAAACCCACCAATCCTAGTAAGTATATGGGTGACCCTAATAATATTATTTGTAGGAGTTCATGGGAGAGAAGGTTCTGTAAAGAGTGTGATACTAATCCTAATATAAAGAAGTGGGCAAGTGAGGAGTTCTCAATCCCATATGTATCACCTGCTGATGGTAAGGTTCATAGGTATTACCCAGACTTCTTAATTGAAAAAACAGATGGTAAGAGATACATCATTGAGATAAAACCTGATAAGCAAACCAAACCACCTGTAAAGAAGAGCAGAGTTACAAAGTCCTACCTTTATGAATGTGCAACTTTTGAGATAAATAAAGCCAAGTGGAAAGCAGCATCTGAGTTTGCTAAAGATAATGGAATTGAGTTTCAGATAATGACGGAGAATCAAATCTTCCCAGAAAAACATTACACTAGGAAGAATTATGGAACAAGAGGAGTATCTAGAAAGCGTAGAAAATAGATTAGAGTATATTGTAGATGACATCATCAACAAAACAACTGCTGATGATAGAATGATTTCTCTCCTTGAAGTTCTCACTGAAGTTGAAGTTGTTCCTGATGTTGGAAGATATTACACTTTTGTGTATAAACCAAAAACACCAAGGATTAGATATGATCAAAACCCATTAATTGCTTGTGTGTCTGTTGATAGATGGGGATTTAGAGGTATAAATTATCATTGGGGTAAGTTTAGAAACTATACATGGGATGAGGTGATTGGAAACCTACATGTTATCTACCCACTTGAATTAAGAGATGCAAGATCTATCCCTTTTCAACATTTCCTAATAAATAATTAAATGCCAGGATGATCAATGAGTAACAATTCAGGTCTTACTAAGGATACTTCAGCTCCTTCTGGAGAAGTGGTGTATCAATCTACGACAATATTGAACAGATATAATGATCCTAAAAATCCAAACACAAAAACACCAGCAAAAATTATCACAAAGGTTAATATAAAAAGTGGGGACATAGATATTTTTGAGAGTGTTGCTGGCGCACTAGGTTCATCTAGATTAGTTCCTATAAAAACAATAAAAGCTGATGGATCTAAACCTGTTATACAAAATTCTACAAAAAATCAACAGTTTTTTAGTAAAGGAAGTTCTAATACATTATCTCAAGAAAATCAATTAATTAACACCACAAAAACAGATGCATTAGTTGTTGCTAAACAAGTGTTATCAACTTCAGAAGCTGATGCATTAGCAAAAACACAAGGATATCAATCAATTGCAAATAACTCATCAGCTGATCCAAATGCAAATGTAACACAAGCATTGTCTCAGTCTAACAGTGCATACGCTCAGGTTAAAAATGCTGTTCCAAGAGGTAGAACCACAGCATATAGATACCCACAAGAAATACCAGAATTGGGTTATGATTTTATAAGAATTAAGTCTTACAAATATAAAGCAGGTGGAAGAGAGGCACTTAAATTAGGCACTAGAAAAAGTGCCAAAGAAAGATTAATACAAAACAATGAGGTTCAGGAAACAGTCATTCTACCAATGCAACCTAACTTCTCTGAATCAAATGCTGTTAGTTGGGGTGGTGATAATATTAATCCATTTCAAATGATGGGTGCTCAATTTGCTACGGGTGCTATTAATGCAATAGGAAATATTTTGACACCAGAGAAGGCAGGTAACATAATTGGAGATACTTTTAAAACTTTAGGTGATGATGTAAGAGGAATAATAGATGACTCTGCAAGTGGAAGAGCTTTAGTAGCATATTTTGCAGGTCAAGCAGTTGGTGTAAATGTTCTTGGCAGATCTGCTGGTGTTACCCTTAATCCAAATCTTGAACTTCTTTTTAATGGTCCCAATCTTAGAACATTTTCTTTTAACTTTAGATTTACACCAAGATCAAAAAAAGAGTCAGAAGAAGTAAGAGAAATAATTAGAGTGTTTAAAAAGAATATGGCTGTCCAAAGATCTGATTCTAATCTATTCTTACTCACACCAAATATTTTCACTCTTGAATACATTTATAATGCACAAGGAAATAATGCAGGTCAAATACATCCTTATTTGAATATATTCAAACCAATGGCAATGACAAATTTGAATGTCAATTATACTCCTGATGGATCATACATGACATATGATGAAACTGGTTCACTAACTCAATACGATTTACAGATGAGTTTTGGTGAGATAGAACCAATCTATGCAGATGAATATGGTGATGAAGATAACTCTCTTAATGGTAATTTTAATGAACCAATTAACATGGGGTACTAAAAATGGCAAATTACTTTTCTTATCTTCCAAACTTAGATTATGTAAATAGAATACCAAGTGATCAAAATATATCCTCTTACACTGAAGTAAAAAATCTTTTTAAGAGGGTTAAATTAAGCAGCAGTTTATTTCAAGACTTAACCAACTTTACTAAGTATCAAATAGTTGGTGATGAGAGACCTGATAATGTTTCATTCAAACTTTATGATACACCAAATTATGATTGGATAATTTTGTTGTCAAATAATATTATCAATATACAAGATGAATGGCCTATGAGTAATAGAACTTTTGAACTCTACATGAATAAAAAATATGGTGTAACAAATTATGATAATATACATCACTATGAGTCAATTGAGGTAAAGGACTCTAGTAATAGTTTTACTGTATTAAAAAAGGGACTTGAAGTCCCTTCTGATTATTCTATCACTTTTTTTGATGGTGCCCTTGGAAAAGAAAGCACCATTACAGATACAAATGTAGGTGTCACCAATTATGAGTATGAATCAAGAATTCAAGATGATAAAAGAAGTATTTTTATATTGAGATCTAATTTGATTCAAACTGTAATCAAAGATATTAAGAAGTTAACAAAATATCAAGAAGGTAGCACACAGTTTGTTTCTAGAGGTTTAGTTCAAGGAGAGAACATCAACCTCTACTGATCATGAGTCTGCAAGTTTAGCGAAGTAAGACATAGCGTCATCATCATCGTCATTAGAAGAGGATACTGGTTCAGTAACTTTTGATGCTTGGTAAGAATCTTCAAGCTTTCTGAGGACCTGTTCTTCTGTGACTGACTTCTGTTCTGCTGCTGCATAGTTATCATATTCTGTTTCCTCCTCTACTGGTGCTCTACGTGTTGACTTATTTCCAAGAACATAATCAAGACGCTTCTTCAGATCATCATAGGATTTAAATTGATCTGCAGCAGTGAAAGCAGAAAGTGAATACTGCTTCTTCCAGAGTGCCTCAAGGGCATCATCGTCATCCAGGAGTGGACCAGGACTATCAAACTCAGAGGAGTCATAGTTCCAATAACCAGCAACCTTCTTCAACTTCAGTTTGAAGTTAGCACCTTGCCAGAAGTCAAAAGGATTGATTGGAGTTTCATCCTCAAACTCAGGTTGCATTGCACCCATGATCTTATCAAAGATCTTCTTGCCAAACTTATAGAGGAAAACACCTCCTTCATTCTGAGGGTTAGCAGGATCTTTGACCACATAGATATTGGCATAGAAGGACAGTTTACGCTTTTGCTTGCGCACAACATCCTTATCTGATTCATTACCACTATTCCAGAGTTCCCTGTTCAGTTCTCCTACAGGGTCCTTTCCTCCCACAGTGGTCAGGGAGTTTTCAATATACCATCCACCAGGTCCTTGGAAGGCATGAGAGAAGAGTTTTACCCAAGGAAGATCTTCTCCTTCAGGAGCAGGGAGGAAGCGAATTACTGCATACCCATTACCTGATTTGTCCATTTCTGGTTTCCAAAGGCGATCATCTGCACCTCCACCAGTATTATTCATCTTCTCTACTTCTTTCACCAACTTATTAGTCAGCGATCCAAGGGAAGACTGCTTTTTAAGGTCTTTAAAAGACATTGTATTCTCCGTATTAGTTGTATTTGGTCTGTGTCCTTTAGCTTGGTAGAGGATCAGGCAGCCTCAATATAGGATATTTAGGCAGGGAAGTCAACCCTCTCTTTCAATGGCCTTCTTCATATTGGTGATCATTGCATTCATATTTGTGAACACTGTAGTCAAGTCAACATCAGCAGGGAACCCAATCATTGTTGCCTCCTTCATGATATTTTCTTTCATATCCTTTGCTTTAGGATCATCAGATAAACTGAGTCTAGTATAAAGAATTTTTTGTTTGTTTAAAAGTTCTTCAAGGTCATCTACATGTTCCATCTTCTCTTCCTTACTCATGGAAAAGAATCTGAATACACTACGATAAATTTTCTCTTGGAGTTCAGTGATGTCCTGCATCTCCTTTTGTACAAATTCTGAATCAAAGAAACTCATACCACTACGCTCTTAAGTATTTTTCTGTATTTGATTACATCAATATGTAGGAAAGAATCATACTTTGACATTCTCATTGAGAGAAACTTCCACACTGGATCATCTAATTTCTTATCAAAATTATTTTTAAATCCAATCACCTTATTTAAGAGAACAAGAGTTTCAAGAGAAATGTTTTTTCCTAGATGTTCTTTAACAATTTGTGGATGCTTTGTCCCTTCAATATGAAACATATCATCAAAGTTCTTACCTGAAAAAACATTTTCAACTTCAGACTTAAAGTTATAACTCAGAGATTGTAATCTTTTTTTCCAGTCTGTATAGTTTTGTTCTCCATTTCTGACGATCTCTCCAATCCAAAGAGATTGCGGATCATCACAACTGACAAAATTACTAACAAAAAATTCAACCACTTCTGCATCATCTTTTTGCCTACTCAGTTTCTCAAAGAAGTATCTATCACGTCTTTTGTAAAAACTTTCCAAAGAAGCACGTGACTTACCACCATATCTATGGTAATCATACTTTTCTTTTGTGAAGTGGTT